ACGTTTCATGTTCAAGTATCTCTAACTGGTAAAATCTGTCCGCACAAAAACGGCGCAGATGTTGGTACAATCCTACATTCATTTGTTTCGACACTATGTTGTAGAGTTTAACCCTACCGTCCCAGTGCCGAGATTTATATGCTGGCATATATTTATAGCCAGGCACGAAAAAAGAGAAATACTCCCTCAATTCGTTTTCTTGTGCCGGATGAGCCTCCACCATAAAGTGTGAATGGTCTTTCATCCGAATTCGTATTTTATTATCCACCAGATTCAAACTTTCTATAGTCGATCATGTTCTTGATCGTAGAATGTCTCCACTTCAAAACATTTAATATATCCGTTAAAGTATCTATCTGTATCTTTAACATAGATATTCTCTCTACTGACTTCTGTATCTCTGGATCAGCGTCATAGTAGTAGTCCATTTCCCCCTTCAGAATTTTAAGACCATTGAATGGATCTGGTTCCCAGCCCTTATCCATGATCTCTTTCTGATCCATTTTACCATTATAGTATAACCACTTTTGTTTTAATAGTGTCTTCTGTGAAGTCTCTGCTCGTTGCAGTGACAACTTACTAATGGTAAGGTACTCTAGATATTTTGCATGTAAGTTGGGCGTTCTCCTTGATGTCTCATCTAACTGGTGGATTGGAATGTGAGAATCTTCTTCCCACTCTTTTAAAATGCCTTCAATATTAATCATGTAAAAACTCTTGCGGATAAAACGTATAGTATATCACGTATTGGTGATGTAGTCAATACAATCTTTCCAATAATCTTCATTGTGACCTAAGACGTAGCTCAATGTCATACGGTAACAGTTGGTTCTCGCGGCGTGATACACCACTTGATCTGATCCGTACTCACCAAAATATCCTGCCTTTAGTTGCCACCCCCGTTCATCTTGAATCGTAATAACCGCTTGCGTTTCTGGATCGACATATTTGAACCATCCGTCTCCTTCTTCTGACCAAGTAAAAATCAGATTGAAGGCAGACGCATTCGCGTTATTGTGCCACCCAATAAACCCGTTCGGCGGATATAGAGTAGATAACGCACTTGTTTCTAAACCAAGTTCTGTCTTCATTTTACCGTCAAGATGGGACCATGTCTTTGCATACTCTTCAGGATGCGTCCCACGATAAAACTCAACCTTGATAGGATGACACACAGAGTTCTCTGCCGCACCCAGATGTCGTTCTCCCATATTCATTATACGACGCATTTCATTTTCGCCTGTATAATGATCAGACATCCCTGCTTGATCTGATCTCAGTACAAGGTTGGTCTTTTCTGGTTGGTAGAGTTCACGATAAGTGTACCGAAACTCTTCTAACAGATCAAGAACATTACTATTCTTGATCTCGTATTTTGAAAGGGTCATTTAGTCGTTATCTACCAAAATAATATCAAATGTTGCTGACACTTGTGTTTGTTGTCCAGCCACGACATCTACTTTGATGTCAGTCATTTCTGGAACGACTAATGGTACTGGGTATTCAATATCCAGACTTTGACCGCCCGCAGCATTTAAGTTTGCTTTGATTCGGAATACACCGCCGTCAGTAACTTCACGACAAAACAAACGATATGTCATACGCGAGTTAGTGGATGCTTTGTCGGAACCCAAGTGAAGTCCCAGAATGTAACCAGTCTTTCCCGCCGGTACTGTGTATGTTGCCATCAAAGTCTGACCTAGACCAGCAAGAATCTTAGCGGCGAGATCACCGCCTTGATTAATTGTAACACCACTTGCGTTGGTAGTAGTAGACATCTTGCATCGGAACACACGAGAGAAAGTTAGAACACCTGTTGCGCCGATAGCAATCGTCTCACTCTGTAGATTGTAGTCCGCATCTAGACCGTCAACGATCACATCTTCACCAACCTCTGTTAGAGAAGATATGGAAACTAGACCAGCATCTGGGTATGGGTATGCAACATCGCCGTCATTACCGTCCCAAACAGTTCCTTCTGTCACGTCTCCGTTAGTCGCACCAAACTTGTTGATATGTGCGTAACCAGATACATCACCGGCTGCGATTGAAATATTACTTGCCGCGCCAGAGGTGTTTAGGATGTTACCGTCTTTGTCGGCAATCATTACGACTTCGTGGATATCGTTGCGAGTTCCACCACCTAAATGTATGCCTCTCCTTGCGCTATATTGTGCCATTATGACCTCCTTAAACTAATTCAAATTCTGTAAATCTAAATGTCACATCAAAGGATATGTATGCCACATCGCCTTGAGTCGACGTAAACTCAATAGAACCCAACTGTGTTGGTATAGCGTTCTTATATCGAATCTTGCCACACGAGTTGTTATGACTATTGAGAATGATAACGGTCACATCATGATTCACAGTCTCGCCTTTGTTATAGACACATTGTTCTAACCAAGTCTGCATTTCTTTATATGCAGAAAGATCTTCGTCAAGAATTAGTGTTAAGGACAAATCGCCGTAATTGATAGTGTCTCCAGAAACCGGAAACCCTTGAATTCTAGGTATACCAATTTCTACAGCATTAACTGTAGAGCCGGGATGTGTAACAGACTGTGAAAAGAACTCAAGGTTTGCATACTGTTCTCGTTCTATTACAATACGAAATCCTGACGGTTGCAAAAAGTTCTTGTTGTTAGTTAAACTCATAATAAGTCCTCGTTATCACTTTATTTATACGCATAAAAAAAGGGAGTCCGAAGACTCCCCAAAATGACTAGTAGACTAGTTCTTTTTATTAAACACCTGCGCGATCAAGAATATTGTCGACGCGGAAGATGCGGTAGTATGTGTTCAAACCAGTTGTCGCAGAGATGTCACGTGAAGATCCATCTAGTGTGCCGATGAATGGGTTCGCAGCCATACCATAACGAGTCTTAAACCCGATACGTGGTTGGAAATCATTCTCGCCAACTGCCTTGACCATCTGTAGTGGTACATATGGGCAATAGAACATACCAGCGTCATATGGGTTAGTACCCTTATAACCTACTGTACAGTAGTTGATGTCTGCGTATGGATCGATGAATACGCGCATACGACCGTTTAGAGTACCAGCGAATGTGTTACCAGTATCATCTACTGATAGACCAGCGCCTGGTGTGTAGTCCAACTGACCAGAAGCTGCAAGTGCAGTCGCAACGTCAGATGAACATACGATGATGTTACCCTTACCGCGACGTGTAGCCTTCGCGATTTGGTTTGCTTCGCGTTCAATCTGCATTGCTAGACCCTTGAACTTCTCCGCAGACCAACGACCATCAGCGTCAGTCGATAGATCGAAGATGCCTGGGTTAGTAACGTTTGAAGATTCAGTTAGACCTAGTTTAGCCTGCGAGTTGATTGTGCGAACGATTTCGCGGTTGATTTCAGCAAGAATCTCTGTAGACAGAATGTTTGCTAGTTCTGTCTCTGCGTCTAGACCGTGAATTGCTTTTAGGTCTTGCGCTAGTTCTAGTGAGTATTCAGCCTTTAGTGCACGTGACTTTGCAGTGACGGCTGTCTTCTCGATTGAGAAACCCATCTCTTGGAAAGCACCTGTGTCACGACCTAGACCTTCTGCCGCAGCAGTTGACATTGGACGACCTACTGCATCAACAACAGTGAAAGTATCTGAGTCTCCACCGAAACCAGAAGCTTGTGTAGTTGGTGCATCACCAGCGTTATCAAATCCGCTTGAGTATGGTGGTACAGCGCCTGGCTTACCACCAGAGAATCCAGTACTTGGCTCGTCTAGACCCAATGCTTCTGGTCCGTCCATACCGTTGTACTTTGACTTCATCGCGAAGATTAGACCAGTTGGGCCAGACATTGGCTGGACACCACATAGGTCATATGCCATTAGGTTTGGCATTGCGCGACGTACTAGTGAGATTAGGATTGGATCCCAGTTAGCAACGCCTGCATTACCGACGCTGTTAGTTGGACCAGTTTCTGTTAGAAAACCACCCATTGCAGCACGCTCTTCTGAAAGTGCCTTCTCTTGGTTTTCTAGGATAGCAGCTGTAACTGCCTTACGGTGATGATCGGTGATTTGACCAGCAGACTCTTCATTAAGTACTGGCGCCCACTTCTCAATCAATTGATCGAATGAATTGTTCATTGTTAGATTCCTTATTTCTTAGAGGTTTTACGTAGAGCGCTCAAGTATCCTTCCATAGATTGTGATACTTCTACTTCTTCTTCAGCTTCTTCTGAAGCTGACTCTTCAAGTTGCTCTGGAATTTCTTTTGAGAAGTATGATTCTTTAACTGTATTCACTTTAGTAACGAATGATTCTTCGTTCTCAAAATCAACACTGTTTAGAAGATCTGCTAACTTCTCCGCTTGTGTGTCTGCCAAATCACGAGATGCTTCAGCGATAATCGCTTCACGCTTATAATTTTCTAGTTCTTCAGCAAGTGAAATTGCATCACCAGTAGTTGAGTTTAGACGTTCTTCTAAATCTTCTACTTGTCCTGCAAGTTCATCAACTAGGTCTACCTTAGACTCTGGAACTTCAACGTAAGACTCTACGAATAGATCACGCATTCCGTTCATGAACCCTTCAGCGATTTCAGTACGTAGACCGTTCTGAATTGCCAACTTGTTCTCTTCCATCCAAGATTCAACCACGTAGTTTAGGTATGAATCAACTTTACCGACTAGGTCGGTTTTGATTGTTTCGACTTCTTCAGCAAGCTCTTCAGCATACTGCTCTTCTAGTCGAGTTACTTCTTCAGAAAGCTTAGACTTAACTGCAGACTCAAAGATGATTGCGGTCTTTTCCTTGAACTCTTCTGATAGAGTTGCTTCACCATCAACAATTGCAGATAGTTCTGCAGATGTGTCAGCGTCTTCAACGTCATCCAGTAGTTCAACAGACTCTGCAAACAACTTGTTGTATGCATTTGTTAGGTCTTCTTTTTTCATTTTAGAAGTAGCCTTATACATGGCGTTAACCATGCCTGCCTTTGTTTTAGGCGGAGCAGTCTTTGAAGTTGCCTTTTTAGCTTTATCTACAGAGGCGATTGACTCAGGTTCATCAATAGGTTGATCTTCCTTTGCCTTGCCTTTAGTTGTAGGAGCTTTTGCTTCTTCGAGAGTTTCCTCCACGATTTCGTTTGTTTCAACATCTAGATCGCGGATTTCACCTTGATTTAAATCAGTCATAGTGACTCCTTATAGTTTAGATTTGATTAACGAGAGGAAATTCTTGAACTCACGCATTTGCACTTCAGGTTGATGTGCAATTGGTGCTTGCTTAATTTCAGTCTCTATATCTTCAATGACTTGAGGTTGAAGTACTCCATTATTCCAGACCCAGTCTACACCTTCCATAATCCCATTAACAAATGCTTCTGGTGCGCTTGGATCTTGTACGATATCTACCGTATTAAGAATAAAGTCTTCTTTGACGTACATTGCGCCATTTTTTCTCTCAAGACTTCCCATTCCACGAGTTGACACGCCTAGTTGTACACCACCTTCTAAGAGACCTTTCACAATCTTGCCCATTGGGGTGTCCAATATTTGTGCCTTTCCAACCACATCATTACCTTCCAATTTTAGGTCTGTGATGAGGTGAGAAACTTTATCAAGGTTAACGGTTGGGCCCTCTGGATGATTCAATTCACCCACGGCGCGTTTTTTGTTAACCTGTTCTTCAACGTACTTGTTTACAGCAGATTCCATAATCTGTTTTGGGTAAACACGTCCGTTACGATTCTTTTGTTCTGCCTGTGCAAATACACCTTCAATAACAAAATTCTTGCCGCCATCTTCTTTGGCTTCAACGATGCATTGTATATCGTTTTCTACGTATTCGCTAATCAGTTTCATTTTATTTTCCTAAGTCTTTAAGGACTTGTTTCGCGGTTGACTCCGCTTCTTTTTGTGACTTAAATGTGTCAACAGAATCTCCATCGATTGACAGATGAAAACCCTTTGCAGTTTTAGTGATGACTACCGGATAACCAGACATCTTTTTCTTCAAGACGACCTTATCTTTCGCCTCACGTAATTCTTGAAAAGTTTTCACATTAAGTCTCCTTTAGAATGTATTTATACAAAAAAGTTTTTTAAATGTAACTTTTTGTTATTTACGATAAAGATGCTTCGTACTACCGAACATTTGATCAGCATAAACTGGATCTGGGCCATCATAATAGACATGTTTCTTTTTAAAATGTCTCGGTATCAAATAGTGTGACGGCCATATTACCAGTTTGTGTTTCTCTTTATCTGGTACAAATTGTGACAACCATTCATTACCCGTAGACTTA